CTTGAGGCCCTTTGGGGCCGAGAGCTTCGCTTCACTGGCGTTTCGCTCAGCGACTAAGCGAAGCGAGGTCGCTCACTCACTACATTCGGTTCGCTCCTTAGGGGTTTTTACAAAAATTTTTTTACCTTATGAGTTGTTATGACGGGCCATTCTTTTACCTAGAGGAGTTTCTAGTCTTATGCCTAAACAGCAGGACAGTCTCCATCTAAGACTTGCAGCAGGTAAGACTTTGGATTCTACTGAGTCTAAGTCCAGGTTGCTTGAGATGATAGCCAAGGGTTTCAGTGTTGAGGATGCCTGTAAGGCTGTTGGTAAGTCTTCTAAAACGTTTTATTATTATACTAAGTCTGACCCCGATTTTGATCGTGAGGTTAAACTTGTCCGCGCCCTTAAAGCCAGGGGTGGTCAAATCTCTGATGAAGATAAGAATATGTCTTTTAGGGATTTTCGTAAAGAGTTTATGAAGTCTGAGACGTTTGCTCATCAGCAGAACATTATTGATTTGATTGAGGATAAGTCTCCTTCTTGGTTGCATCCTTCTATGTTGTTTGAGCAGGGTATTAAAAACTATGTGCTAGTTAATATGCCTCCTGAGCACGCCAAGTCAATGACGGTGTCTATTGATTACATTACTTACAGGATCTGTGTTGATCCTAATGTGCGTATCAAGGTTGTGTCTAAGACACAGACTATGGCTAAAGAGTTTTTGTATGCTGTTAAGCAAAGATTGACCAGCCCGTTCTATGTGGACCTTCAGAGAAGGTTTGCACCGGCTGATGGGTTTAAGGCCACTTCTGATAAGTGGACTCAGGACGCAATTTATATTGAACGTGAGTCCGGCGAAAAAGACCCAACTCTTCAAGCTCTTGGTATTGGTGGGCAAATTTACGGTGCCCGCGCCGACTTGATTATTCTTGATGACTGTGTGACTTTATCTAACTCTGGTGAGTACGAGAAACAGATTAGATGGATTCAGCAGGAAGTCTTAACACGTATTGGTCCAACAGGTAAACTTCTTATTGTTGGTACCCGTGTTGATCCTATTGATATGTACCGTGAGCTTCGCACTAATGACAGGTACCCTGAAGGTAAAAGTCCTTGGACTTATTTGGCGATGCCAGCAGTTTTGGAGTTTGATGAGAAACCTGAGAATTGGATTACTCTTTGGCCTAAGTCTGATATGCCTTGGTCTGGGGATCCTGTGGATCCTGATAAAGACGGCCTCTTCCCTAGATGGGATGGAACTAGACTAAAGCAACGCCGCTCAGTTTTGGATGCTAAAACTTGGGCTATGGTTTACCAGCAGCAAGATGTTGAATCTGAGTCTGTGTTTTCTGCTGAACTTGTTCGTGCCGCAGCTAATGGTATGCGTGGGTGTGGTCCGCTTGTTGCGGGTGCCCCAGGTTATCCTGCTGATGTTTCTGGTTTTTATACTGTTTGTGCTATGGACCCTGCAATGTCTGGGGACACTTTCACTGTTGCTATCAGTGGTGATCGTAATACTAAGAAACGTTATTTGTTGGATGCCAGCCGTATGCCTGCTCCTACACCTCAGCGTATTCGTGAAATAATTTTTACTTGGACTGAGAAATATAAACCTGCGGTTTGGGTTATTGAGAAGAACGCTTTCCAATTGTTTTTAACTCGCGATGAAGAAATTAATGCTTTCTTGCAATCAAGGGGTATTCGTCTTGTACAACATTACACGGGCAATAACAAGATGGACCTTGAATACGGGGTCGCTTCTCTTGGTACTTTGTTTGGCTCTTATGGTCCTGATGGTAAGCCGGCTAGGAATGCTCTTATTGAGTTTCCGCGAGCGGAGTCTGAGGGTGTTAAAGCACTTATTGAGCAGTTGATTACTTGGTCTCCTGGTACTAAGAATAAGCAGGATGGTCCGATGGCTTTATGGTTTGCTGAAACACAACTTAGAGATTATGTGAACCAGCAGGGTTCTTACGGTAAGACTTGGGTTCGTAACCCTTTTGCTACACCAATTGATTTGGCTAAACGCCAAGTGGTGGATTTAGAAGAATATGCACGCAAACAGCGTGCTGTTAATTCAGGATGGTATTAATGGCAAGAAAGATTGAAGATATTGCTAACGCCTATCAACAACTAAAACAGCGTTACGCAAATCGTGATGCCCGTTGGGGTGACGTACTTGAGGTACGTAAAGGAAACATAAACCAAGTATTCCCTGGTTTGTTCCCTGCAGAATACCCTAAACCTATGGTGGCAAACTTTATTGACGTTGCCGCACGCGACATCGCTGAAGTAATTGCACCACTGCCTGCTATTAACTGTTCAGCAACTAACGCTGTATCTGACCGTGCACGTACCCGTGCCGACAAGAGAACAATGATTGCTGCCGGCTACCGCGACACTTCACGTTTACAAGTTGAAATGTTTACCGGTGCCGATAGATATATTACTTTCGGTGCTTTACCTTTTATTGTTGAAGCTGATTACGAAAACAATGCCCCACGTATCCGCATAGACAACCCTATTAACTCTTATCCTGAGTTTGACCGCTTTGGTCGTCTGTTGTCTTACACAAAACTTTACATTAAAGCTGCACAAGATCTTGTTAACGATTTCCCAGAATACGAATCTGTAATCCTTGGTAAGTTTGAACAACGTGGTTCTATGCGCCCTATTCAACTTGTGCGCTATATGGATAAGAATGAAACAGTTCTTTTCTTACCTGAACGCGCAAACTATGTTCTACAACGCGCTAAGAATCCTCTTGGTAAACTTAATGTTGTTTTCGCTGTCCGTCCTGGTGTTGACTCTGATGAGCAACAACGCGGACAGTTTGATGATGTTCTTTGGGTACAAGTCGCACGTGCCCGTTTTGCTACTTTGCAACTTGAGGCGGCACAAAAATCTGTTCAGGCACCTTTTGCGCTGCCAGCAGATGTTAACGTCCTTGAAATGGGACCTGACGCAACTATACGTTCTGCATCTCCTGAAAAGATTAGACGTGTTGATTTAAATGTGCCCCCTGGATTATTTACTGAATCAGCAATACTTGACCAAGAAATGCGTATGGGTGCACGTTACCCTGAAGGTAGACAAGGCGTAAGCCAAGGTTCTATTGTTACTGGTCGTGGTGTTGAAGCCCTTATGGGTGGATTTGATACACAAGTTAAAACAGCACAATCTGTTTTGGCTGAAGCATTAAAACAAGTATTTGAACTTTGCTTTGAACTTGATGAAAAACTTTTCGGTAATATTGAAAAGACTGTGCGCGGCGTAGATGCTGGCGCACCTTATGAAATCACCTATACCCCCAAGAAAGACATTGATGGGGACTTTACGGTTGATATCACCTATGGACTGATGGCCGGATTAAACCCCAACCAGGCTTTGGTATTCGGACTCCAAGCGCGCGGAGACCAATTAATTTCCCGCGACTTCCTCCGCCGTCAGATGCCTTGGGAAATAAATGTTACACAAGAAGAACAAAAAATTGAAATAGAAAAACTGCGCGATTCTCTCGTTGCAGCAATAAGTGGATACGCTCAAGCGATTCCTTCATTGGCAACACAGGGTCAAGATCCTGGTGAAATATTAAGTCGTATTGCAACGGTAATAGCAGGTAGACAAAAAGGTCAACCTATAGAGCAGGTAATCGCGGAAGCGTTTGCCCCTCAGGCACCGCCACCTTCTGCTGAGGCTGCAGCCCCTGGTATGGAACAACCCGTCCCCGGTTCCGCAGGTGAGGCTCCCTCCGGTGGTGCTTCAGGATTAAGTGCAATAACTGGTGGTCCACGTGGTGTGGTGCCAGGACAAGTGGGACCAGGTGGTAGACCACCTTTACAATCTTTACTAGCCGGGTTAACCGGTTCTGGTAAACCCACGCTATCTAGTAGCGTGACAAGAATGGTCCCTGCGGGCTAAGAAAAGGAAAGAAATGAAGTCATTTAGTGGCGGCAAGAAGCCAGCAAACCAAGGTTCTGCTGGAAAAGCATACGAACAACCAGTTAAAAAATCTGGTGTTCCAAGTATTGCAAAACCAGGTATGTCAAAGACAATGTTCTCTGCACAACCATCTGGTACAAAAGGTGGAAAACCACCAAAAAAAGCTGGAAAGTAAACAATTAATTTAAGGACGTATATAAATGGCAAGAGGTGGAATGAGACCAACAGCACCGCAAAACAATCCTATGAATGTTAATGCGCGTGGTGGTAATGGTCAAAGCGGTGACGCTACACAAGCAGCCAAGTACGTTCCAGGTCTCCCTTATGGAGAAGGACAAGCATTGATGCAAGCGCAACAATCTGCTCCTTTGGCTGCGGCTCCGAGTATTGAACAATCAGGTATGCCTTCGGGCCTCGCATCAGCCGCAGCCTCACAACCAGTTATTCCTTTATCGGAAAGAAGTTTAAGACCAAACGAACCAGTTACAGCTGGAGCGGATGCA